AGACGATGGGTACAAAGCTAGATAAGTATGGGTATGTACGAGTAAATGGACGGCGCGAACATAGGATGGTGTGGAGAAATAAGTACGGACGAATCCCGTTTGGATGGGTGGTTCATCATATCAATAAAGTTAAAACTGATAATAGTATTGAGAACTTAGTAGCCTTACCGACATGGAAGCACGATCAAGTACATGCGGATATGCGTGCCGGTAAAGTATTTACTGCGGACGAGTTACTGGGTTTATACCATACGTTAAAGACGCTCCACGATCAGTACAAACTGGAGATGAATCAAGCAGTTGCCCGTATAAAAGAAGTCCGGGCGAAGTTCAATGAGATTGGCGTGAATAACGTCGCATTGGACAAGTATCTCACTAAGATAGGGTCAAAGCCAGAGCAAGTACGACAGAGCAAGAAGGGATCGGCGCGGTCTTGGGCTAAGAAGGCCAAACCTATTGTCAAAACCGGCGAAGATTACTATGCAAAGATATGGGGCATTAAACCCCTGTAAAGTTTATTGCCATCTATCTCCTATATATGCTATAATGGAGTAAATATAGCGAGGTACATAGCGATGGATGAGTTGAAGGTTAAGTATACGGAATTGTGTAATAAAGTCGGTGACTTATACTTCGTCGTCGAAGCGTTAAAGTCCCAGCTCGACCAGGCTAATAAGCAGATGGACGAGTACAAAACACTGCGGGAACAGCTCCATGCGGCCTTTGTAGCTGCGTCTAAGGAGGTGCCCGGTGTTGTGGAAAATACGTCCGATGTCCAAGGCGGATGAACCGTTCGCCTATAGTTCGTGGCTTAAAAGTTTTCGAGACGCCCCCGCCGTTTCTGGGGTTAGTAACACCGTCTACTACAAGTGCCACCACGACCTCGTAGAGGCCATCCTAAGCGATCCAAATACCGTCGCCCATATAGCGTGCGCCCCCGATGACGACTCGCAAATTTTTGGATATATCGTGGGTTCTGCTGGGGTGTGTCATTGGGTATACGTTAAGCACCCCTTTCGCACCTTTGGGTTGGCTCGGGATCTGGTGGCGTTGATACAGCCTAAGGTCCATACGACAAAAGCCCGGCCCTCCTCCCTTATCGGTAACTCCGTTTATAACCCTTATGAGCAATGGAAGTTTTACAAATGATTATCTCAGTGATTCGTTTTGGTGATGCGATTCTTCTCGGTAAATCCTTGGAGCCAATGCGCTCGCTATCCACGGGCCAGCGCTTTGATAAGGCCGACCTTGAACTGACTTTGTACAACGAAATGTTTATCAAGGTTTCGTTCAAGCATGAGGATTCGTCAAAAGATTACGCTCAGTTGATCCCATTGGCGCGTATTGATACGTGTCTATTTGCAGAGGCGCCCGTTGGCAACGCTGAATCAAGTCCTAAGAAGTCGCGAGTTAAAACAGCGTAAGGGTGGATCGGGGTCGGAGCAGATAAAGAAGTTGTTTGGGATTCTTAGTCCGAAACAAATCTCCTTCATTACCGACCCTTCCCGCTTTAAAGTCGCTGTAGCTGGCCGTCGAGGAGGAAAATCCTTTGCGATTGCCGCTTACTGTATTGCAGAGTGCATTAAAGCCCCCAAGATGCCGGTCCTCTATTTGGGCCTGACCCGCGATTCCGCCAAGGCTGCCGTTTGGGATATCCTTATAGGGATGCTTGAGGGCCTCGGTATTCAACACGAAGCCCGCCCCTCTGTGTTGACTATCAAGTTCCCAAACGATTCCACAATCACGCTTTTTGGCGGCGATACGCCCAATGCTAGGAATCGCCTCAGGGGTCGTAAGTTCAAACTGATTGCCGCCGACGAAACCGGATTCTTTACCGGGCTCGATCCCCTCATCCTTGCCCTCTTACCGACCCTAGCCGACTTTCCGGGTACGCTCGTTATGGCTTCATCGCCGGGTGAGACGATGAACGGCCTTTTCTACGAGGCCTTTATGGGGGCGGACAAGGGTAAGTGGTCTCAACACGAGTGGACGCTCCTAGACAATCCCCATTTTATGCGGCCGGCCATCGACCCCAAGTTCGCTAATGCGGGCGAGGAGGAGCTAGATACCATTTGCGGGATCAAGTTCGGGGGCAATCGGAACCATCCCGCCTTTGTCCGCGAGTACCTCGGTAAGTACGTCCGGGACGATTCTAACGCCGTTTACCCTTATACAGATAAGAATTTACTCAATGTACCAAGTAATTATCCTAAAAATCGTTACGGCCTTGGTATCGACTTGGGTTCTGTATCGGCTAATGCGATTGTCGTGGTGAAGTTTTCCGAGTATTCTCGGGAGGTTAACATCGTTGAATCGTGGAAGTTGGCTAACCTTTCCATCGACGAATTGGCCGCCCAGATCGCCATCTTCGACGATAAATATAAGCCCGACATTATGGTAGCAGATACGGGGGGTTACGGTAAGGGGGTCGTTGAGGAGATGAAGCGCCGATACCATTTCCCTATTAAAGCCGCTGAAAAGACTGATAAAACATACCATCAGCGTATATTCGCTAACGACCTACGTTCCGGGTACATTAAAGTATTAAAACATTTGACTATTTTGCAAGAATGGGATAAAATATCCAGAGATGAATTCGGCGATGAGATAAAGGGTCAGGAGAACCATGCTTCCGACGCGGCACTGTATATTTACCGAGCCGTGTATACCTCGTTCTTAAAGCATGTTGAAAAGATTGAGACGGACGAAGAAATTATGCTCCGTCAGTTGACAGAAACAGCGATTAAAGAAAAGGAAGACGCCGATGAATTCGAACGAGATTTTTACTAACGGTACGGGTGTGGCTTCAGTTACGACTTCTACGTGTGCTGACGGAACGACCCAAGGTTATTGTTATACCTACCCAAACGCCAAGCAAGAAACCTCCATCGAATATATTAAACAGCTCCTTGAAGTGATGAAGGCCGGCGGAGTTGATGAATTCTCCTGCGGCGATATCAAAGTGAAGTTTGCCCCTGATTCCCTGCCCACGTCCATCGAACCGTCCTCAGAAATGCGCCGCCAGTCCATTGCTGACTTGCTTAAAGCTGAGACGGACGACCAGGACGCCGATCTTCTTTGGTCCGTCACTTAAGGAATAACAGATGTCCGTTAAACTGTGGTGGTTATCAACCAAAGCCGATGTTGCCGTCGATATTTTCGAGGTGGTCGGTAAGCTGGTAATGAACGACAGTGGGCGTCAAGAGAGGAACCTCCGCTCGTTGAAGCTGTACGGAAACATGGATGTCCAGGGAGTTGGCCCTTACAATCTTTCCCGTTACACCGCTCCAACTTTACCCGATGCCCGCGTTAAAGTCAATGTCATATCGTCGATGGTCGATACGGTTACATCCAAGATTGCCAAGATGAAGCCCAAGGTTACTTTCCTAACTTCGGGTGCCGATTACCGTCTTCAACAGTCCGCCCAAAAGCTTAACAAGTTTATGCTCGGCGCCTTTTACGCTAACAAGGTTCATCTCCTCCACCAAGAAGGTTTTAAAGACGGTGCGATTTTTGACGTGGGCGCCATTAAGCACTTCATCGCTGATGGTAAGATCGTTTCTGAGCGCTGTTTGCCCACCGAACTATACGCCGATCCGATCGATGCTTTATACGGCAATCCCCGCTCACTCCACCAAGTAAAGTATATCCATAAAGAATCCCTTCTCCAGCTTTTCCCTAAGAAGGCTGCCATTATCAAGATGTCGAAATCGACCCTTTCCCGTACCGTCTCCATGGATGATGCCGACGATTATGTGGCCGTCGTTGAATCATGGCACCTACCGACCACGGGCAAGTCCACAGATGGCCGCCACGTCATTTGCTTGGATTCCGGTACCCTCCTTGACGATCCGTACACACGGCCCTATTTCCCGTTCACATTCTTCCGTTGGGCTACTCGCGGTGTAGGCTTTTGGGGTCAGTCGCTGGCTGAACGGCTCACCGGCAATCAAATTGAAATCAATAAGATGCTTCGCGTTATCCAGAAGTCATTCCAACTGGGTTCCGCCTTCAAAGTGTTCTTAGAATATGGCTCCCGTGTTAGTAAGGACCAGCTTAGTAACGAAATCGGCTCAATTATTTACTACAGCGGCACTAAGCCAGACTTTTATGTACCGCAAACCGTTCATCCCGAGTTCTTTCAACACCTCCAGTTCCTTATAACCGCGTCTTATGAGGAGGCAGGCGTCTCCCAAATGTCGGCATCTTCCAAAAAGCCGGCGGGCCTCGATTCGGGTAAGGCTATCCGCGAGTATAACGAGGTCGAAA